GAACGCATTATGCACAGAAGCAAACTGGTTAACACATTACGTTTTGTCGTTGAACCTACATACAACGGAATGGACGCATCAGTATTTGACGTCTCTCTCCAATACGTTTTGCCGAATAGCAAAGAAGCACATTATGTTGGTTTAACATTAGACGAAGAACGAACATCAGATGGGTTCTTGACATATACCATTGACATGGACACAGACATTACCAAAGAAGTTGGTAAAATCAAACTGTGGTTGACTGCAGTATGGGTAGAAATGTTGGCTGACGGTACAACCAGACAGCATGTAAGAAAAACAAGCCCTTGTTTCTTGGAAGTTCTGCCTATTAGCACATGGGCAAATATTATTCCAGACGAAGCATTAGATGCAATTGACCAGAGACTGATTATGAACAATGCTCAGTTGAATGCAATTCAGGATTTGTTAAATGCAGATTTGAGTGGCAGTTCTACGAATAGTTTTGCAAACGGCCTATTCTATGATGATATGACAAACGAACTGCAGTTAACCTCTAACGGTGTGCCGATTGGTAATACTGTAGATTTAACTGAATTAGAAAATGCCGATGGTATCCCGGCTGTCGTATTTAGCGCTAGCGAGCCTAGTGAAAATGAAGACGGCTTTGAAGTAGTAGAATTTTAAACATAATTGGAGGGTGTTATGGCAATTTCATTTGCACAAAGCGCACAGAATAGTGCGTCTACAACAACTGTAGAAGATACACCGTCTGTTATGACATTATCCGAAGATTATGGCTATGCCGTTTATAGTGAAGATGGTAACTGGACTCCAGATGCTAAATATCTGCACTATATTGATTATTCTGATGATGAAATTTCTACGGTTGATGAACATAAAAATATTATTGTAAACAACAAACAGATTAACATAACTCGTGAGATTAACTCCCAGTACATTCCGTTCATGATGGATAGATATTATGACGGATTTGACTTAACAACCACAAGCATTTTTATTCACTTTAGAAACAAAGATGGATATGAAGATATGGCGTCTCCAATCAATGTTTATTACAGTGAAGATAAAATTAAATTTGCTTGGCTGGTTGACGAAAGAGTTACTGCTATTGCTGGCAATGTTGAATTTGAAATTCAGTGTATTGGTACAAACTCTAAAGGCTATCAATACGTATGGATGACAAAACCAAACGGAAAGCTGAATGTTATAGAATCTCTTTCCGGCAACGGTATTATTGAACCAGACCAGTCTTGGACAAATGCATTTATCAATCAGGTAACTGAATATGTAGGACAGGCCCAACAGGCTGCACAAGACGCTGCGTCCGCAGTAGACCAAGCGTATGGTTTGGTAGCTCAAGCTCAAGATGCTGCTAACACCGCTGTTGAAACAGTAAATAATGCCAAAGAAGAATTGGCGCAGAGCGTTGAACAATCTGTAACTGAAGAAGTTACTGAAGCTCTGACAAATTATTATAACAAACAAGAAGTTGACCAGAAGTTTGATGAATTTGATATTTCTGACCAGTTGGTTGGAGTTGAAGAAAAGCAAGCTGAAATGGCTGAGGATTTAGAAAGTATTCATACAGCTATTGATGACCTGCCACAGACTCTGGAAACTGATTATTATAACAAAACTGCTACTGATGAAAAGTTTGCAACCAAAGAAGGTTTAGTGACTGTTTCTAACAGAGCGTCTGCTACTCAAGAAGAACTGACGGCTTATAAGGCTTCAAACGACCAAGCTTTAAATGATGCTAAAACTGAACTGTCTACTGATTTAGCTGAATATGCTGAAGTGGTTGATGCTGATTTAGAAAGTATTCATACAGCTATTGATGGTCTTCCTGAAACTCTCCAGAATGACTATTATAATAAGGAAGCTTCTGACGAAAAATTTGCTACAAAAACTTCTCTGACAGATTTACAGACAACTGTTTCTGCTTTGAGTGGAGACGTAGCTTCAAATAAATCAAACATTACGACTATCGGAACAAAAGTGGGAGATTTAGAAACTCTGGTTGGTGGCATTGACCAATCTCCAAGATTGACCTATGAAGCTACTTACGATGAAGAATATAAATTCACATTGTGGGAGATAGAAGGCGAAGGCGACGAGGCAGAAAGAAGTGCGAAGTCGCAGTTTGTAATTCAAGGCGGTTCTGGTGGCGGTCAGACAAGTAGTGTTCTGAAAATTGAGTATATTACAAAAACTCCTTTAGTTGCTACAGTTGATGACCAGATTCTGATTAAATATCGTTTCACTGGGACAGATAGTTCTGGCGACGAAGTACAAGAAGGCGTAGCTACTTGGAAAGTTGCCAATAAAGTTGTTGCCACAAGCACAGCTGTTTCTGGAGATAATGAGTTTGATATTACCAAATATATCTCTCTGGGTACACAAAAAGTTGTATTGACAATCACAGATGACGCTGGCTCTCTGGTTACAAAATCTTGGACAGTTCAAAAAATCGACGTTCGGTTAGAGAGTGGGTTCAATGATACTCTGACTTATCCAATCGGACCTGTGACATTTGACTATACACCATACGGTGCTATTTCTAAAGATGTTCATTTTATCTTGGACGGAGAAGAACTGGGAGTTGTGAACACTGGCGCTTCTGGTATTCCGATGGGTTATGATATTCCAGCTCAGACACATGGTGCTCATTTGTTGGAAGTATATATGACCGCAGATGTAAACAATAATACAATTGAATCCAATCATGTATTCAAAGATATTATTTGGTACGATTCTGCGAGCACTGTTCCTGTAATTGGGACGACCTTCCAAGAGTTTGAAGCTAGACAGTATGATACAACGAATATTGTTTATACAGTTTATGACCCGAAAACAGAAACTCCTACTGTAGTATTAGCTGTTGACGGAGTAGAAGTTTCTACAAGACAGATGGAAGCTGCTAGTGATACTTGGCAGTTTAAATCTTCTGATATTGGAGAACATACTCTGACAATTACTTGCGGAGAAACTGTAAAAACACTGAAAGCTACAGTAACCAAACTGGATATTACAATCGAACCAGTTACTGCTGGCTTGGTTGTTGATTTTGACCCAACCGGAAGAACAAATTCTGATGGTGATAGAGAATGGACTAATGGGACATATTCTATGAAAGCATCGGATAACTTTGACTGGGTTCAGGGTGGCTATCAGTTTGATGAGGCTGGAGACCAGTATTTTTGTATCAAAGCTGGGACAAGTGTTGAATTGGATTATCAGTTATTTGCAGATGACGCAAAACGTAACGGTAAAGAAATGAAACTGATTTTCAAGACAACCAATGTTCAGAACCCAGATGCTGTTTTCTTGAGATGTATTGATAATACAACTGAGACGAACCATATTGGGATTGAGATGGCCGTACATGAAGCTAATATTTATGGGCAGACTGAAAAATTATTCCTCCCATATTCTGAAGAAGATATTATTGAATTTGAATTTAATATTAGCAAAAATACAGAAGACATCGCGAAAGTGTCTGGGTATGAAGATGGCGTATCTACTATGCATATGGTATATGATGATAGCCATAACTTTACACAGACCACACCTAAGACTATTGTTTTAGGCTCTGATTATTGTGATGTTCATGTATATAGATTGAAAATCTACAATACTTCCTTAACGGACCGTGGTATCTTAAATAATTTTATTGCGGACGCTCGTGCTGCGGAGGAAATGATTGATAGATATAATCGTAACCAAATCTATGATGAAAACCAGATGTTAGACCCTTATGTTTTGGCAGAGAAATGCCCATGGCTGAGGGTTATTATTATTTCTGCACCATATTTTACAAACAATAAGAGTGATAAAGTTCCAAACACAACCATTGAGTATATTTACAAAGATGGCGACCCTGTTTTGGATAACTGGATTTGTACTGACGCGCTTCATAGTGGCCAAGGCACAAGTTCAAATAACTACGGCGCAGCTGGTCGTAACTTGGATTTGATTATGAAACCTAATAAGGATTTTGGAAATACTCCTGTAATCACATTAGGTGACGGTGAAACAACCGTAAGCAAAGTAACGCTGACCAGAAATTCTGTTCCAGCAAATTACTTTAACTTTAAAATAAATATCGCATCTTCTGAAAATGCAAACAATGCATTGCTGCAGAGAAGATATAACACATATAGCCCATATAAACTTCCGTATGTTCGTGAAGAAGGTTATGACACTTCCATTATTAAGACTACGATGGAATTCGCAAATGCGGTTGTGTTCATTCAAGAAACTGACCCAGACGTAACAACTCACCGTGAATTCGCAGACAACGACATCCATTATTATGGTTTTGGAAACATCGGTGACTCGAAAAAAAGCGACTCTAGTAGACTTGTAGACCCAGAAGATAGATATGAAGCTATTTTTGAGTTAATGGACGTTGAATTGCCTTTGTCTGACTGGCCTGTGGACACTATGATTGACGCTATGGGTTATAAGATAGACGAAGTTACAGAAGAGAAGATTTATACATGGGCTAAAAACGAGAACCTAGGAATCTTGTACGAACTGATTGATGGTGAGTACGTTCTGACAGAAGATACTGAAGTAGACCTTAATAAGCAGTATTTTATTGACTCGTTGTTAAATGAAAAATTTGACGAAGAGTTGACATGGGGTATGCGCTATATATGGGAAGATGGAACTGACGAAGAAAATGAAGAAGTATTTAATCATTTAAAACAGAAGTTTATCGAAATGTATAGATTTGTTACCACATCTTCTGACGAAGATTTCAAAGCTCATTTTGAAGATTATTTCGTTAAAGAATCTATTCTGTATTATTATCTGTTCACGCATAGATACACTATGTGTGATAATCGTAGTAAAAATTTCTTCCTCGGTTATTCAAAAACTGGGGAAAATGATGAAAATGGCGACCCTAAACGTCGTTTTCATTTAGCGTTTAATTACGACAACGATTTTTAAAAATGTCGTTGTAAAACCTTTTCTTATATACGGCGAAAACCCGATTGGACGGGCAACGCCAAGGAAGATTGTTAATATTCGATAAATATAAAAAGAAAGAAGAAAATTGGTACGACAGGGATAAGAGGATACAATAATAACAAGCATTTGATTGGAACAAAAATAGGAAGCTGGACAATTTTAGACATATTGATAGATGAAAAAAATTATACAACAGTAAAAGCTCAGTGCGATTGTGGTACTGTTAAAAATGTTCAGTTAAATTCAATTAAAACAAATCGTGTGCCAGACTGTGGTTGTGGAAGAAAAGAACGTAGAGATAAAAATATTTTAAAAAAATACAATCACTTAATTGGTACTAAAATAAATGAGTGGACAATTCTTGATATATTAAAACTCGATGGCGAAAATGATACTTACGCAAAAGCACAGTGTAGTTGTGGAGAAATAAAAACTATAAAATTATATAGAATAACAAGTGGAACTCAAAAACATTGTGGTTGCGTCAATAAGTCTACGCTAAGAGAAAGGTTGGCGAACTCAACCAAGCAAAAATATTCGTATCTTATTGGAACGAAAATAAACAAATGGACAGTTTTAGAAATACTTCCACAACACAATAAGAGAGAAAAAACTTTTGCATTATGCGAGTGCGAATGTGGAACAGTAAAAGACGTACTGATATCATATCTTTTAAATGGAAAATCTAAAGACTGTGGTTGCGGAAGAAAAAATACATTACATGAAATGTATACAAAAGACCTTGTGGGAAAAAGATTCGGGAAGTTAACTGTTCTTGAAATGGTAGAAGAACGAAATAAATATGGTCGTATAATGTGGAGATGTAAATGCGATTGTGGCAATGAAACTATTGTTTTAGGCAATAGTTTAGTTCTTGGACATACATTATCATGTGGTTGTGCAGTATCTCATATGAATGCATACATAGAAAGTTATTTGACAAATCAAAATATAGTACATAGTTCTGAATATATTGTGTTTGTTGAAGGTCACAAATTAAGATTTGATTTTCACTTGCCGGAATACAATTTGTTCATTGAATATGACGGCGAGCAGCATTATTATCCAATAAATTTTGGCGGATGGGACGAAACTGGACTTCAAGAAAATTTTGAAAAAACTAAATATCGTGATAATCTTAAAAACAAATATTGCGAAGAAAATAATATAAATTTATTAAGAATTCCATATTGGGAAAAAGACAATATCGAAACAATTATTAGCAATCACCTTCAACGACTGAGCGAAAAGGGCGTAGCATAATTGCTGCGTATGCAACAGTCTGAACTCGCACAATAATCCAAATAACAAGAAATGCGAGAGGAGGGGTCGAGTGTAAAGACACTCTTGGAAGAACCTCTCCCGCCTACGCAAGTAGGTCACAAAAGTAACAGATTGACAAGTTTAGGAATCAATAATTACGGAAAATTAGTTTTTCGTTATGGTTTGGAAGATACAGACGTCGATGAAAACGGCGAAGAAGTCTTCCGTGAAATGGACAGCACTTTCTTTAATAGAATTAGAGAAAACTTTGGTCCAGAATTAAAGGCATTATATGCAACATTAGAGAGTGCAGGATGTTGGAACGCAAACTCTTTAATAAATCAGTTTGACGAATGGCAAGCTCAATTCCCAGAAGAATTATGGCGTATTGACCAGCAACGTAAATATTTGAGGACCTACAACTCTTCCTTTATAAATGGTAAGGGTGATAGCCAGTTCTTGAAAAACATGGCTATGGGTCGTAAAAAATATCAGCGTAGACAATTTGAACGTTCTCAAGAAAAATACATGGCTTCGAAATATCAAAGTTCTGTAGCTTCTTCTGACAATGCGGTTATTCGTGCAACTTCTCCAGATGGAAAACTGGCAGTTCCGAAAAACTACAAACTCAAACTGACACCTTATGCTTACATGTATTTGAATTGCAAATACGGTACTCAGGCTCCGATTCAGATGAGGGTAGAACCAAATAAAGAATATGAGATTCCATTCACTGGAGACAGTGCGGATATTATTGATATTTGGTCTTGTTCTCAAATCACTTCTTTCGGTGATTTGTCTACAACAT